TATTTGTCGTGCCAACACTTAAAGAAATATTTTGATTTAAAGTTGGTGACGAGAATGGTAACGGTATATAAACACTACCTGCCTGATCTGAAGCGGCTCCATAAATTCTAGTAAAACTATATGTATTATTTATAGTTAAGCCATGCGCTACATTTGTTGTCCCGGCATTAGGTAAAGTTCCAAAATTCACTACTTTTCTGTAAACCTGTCTTGGTTTAGGATTAACAGCAGAACCAGACCTATAAGCAGGATTAGGAAAGAATGTCTGCCCACAAACAAACTCGTCTAAACCATATACAGCCGAATCTTTTCTGTTTACCTGCATGGCAATATCATTAATATTTCTATAAAGACGAATAAATAATTCTTTAAGCTCAAGAGACGCACCCTTGAGATTATTAATGGTGCTCGTATCCCACACAGACGTTGTGGGTAAGAACATACCCTTTTCTTGGCTTCCAGCTGCTTTATATGCCATTATACCTGCCTCCCAAGCTTCTGGGTATGCAAAACCATACCCTCTAATTCAAAATCAGCGGCAATAACCAACGGGTCCTTCATTTGATCTTCTGTTAGATATATCCGTATTTGAACATTGTCGCCTTCTCCTTGAAAATAAACCGCATGCCAAAACCTTGGCTGATCCGTCTCTAGCGGTATTAAAGCATAAGGACTTGTCTGAAGAATATTGTCTCCCAAATTACAGTCTGTATCATCGCTTTTAGTAACCAATGAAAGAGTGGTACCAGAAGTCGAATAATCTACCGTAATTTCACCAAAACCTGTTCGTGCAACGCAAAAATCTATCTTTGACAGATAAATTACAGATCCGTCCTTAATATACGGATTCCATTGTTTAGATTTAATATCTATAAGAGAAACAAAAGATGCTGTTCCAGCACCGGTATATGTTCCAGTATATGTAGTATCAACAGTAACCGTGGAAGCATTTTTTTCCATCACTTGGAATATACCACTCCCTGCGATAGCAACACCTTGCGCGTTTATAACCTCAACGTAGTCATCAACACTTAATGTGTGATCAATAATAGTCAACACCATCCAACCAACGCCACTTGTAGCTATTTGGGATATTTGCATAGCCCTCGCGTTTGTTGTTGTTTTAGAATTAAGTTTTAATATAAAGCCTTGTTGATTACCGGCCAAAACTCTTCTGTGCTGTTCTCTTGTAACACCACTTATCCATGTCCATGTTAATTCAGACCATGTCTTTTCTATTTCTGCCCAGGTAATATCAGACTGTTGCTCGAAATATCCAAAACAAGTAAAACAATCATCATTAAAAGCCCAAGTACCATTTTTATAGTTAAAAACAAGAATCTTATCAGGATAAGTAAAGGCTCCAGTAGGAAACGTCCAGTAGACCATTTCAGAATCAAAATCCCTTATTCCGTGAATTCTTTTTATCCCCGTCTCAATATTTTCTATCTCAAAAACTTTTTCTGGTATTTTTTCATCAATTCTATATACATCAACACCATTACAAGCATGAATACCAGTTGATCCAATAGTTAGCAAATCTTTATCAAAAGGAACAGTAGAAAAAGAACCCTCACTTCCAAGCTCGGTATTTAGTTTTTGCCAGAAAAAAGGCTGCTCTTCATTACCAGTATAAACCAGTTCCCTTGTACTTCTTTCAAAAAAAACAATAAGTCTATCTCTTATTGTCCTAGCGCTTATTATTTCTTCCTGAGAAGTAGAATCTATATAACCACCGCCTGTTGCCCCCACTTCATTAGGTTCATAAAAAGCACTCGCAGCAAGAGGACTACCGTTATGCGAATATCTACATCTGTTAGGATATGCTGTATTGGCTGTAGCTGCTGCATTCTGCTCTATCGTATTTAACAATAACAATCTATCTTTAAATGGAATTACTATCTTGGCAGTAAATATCTTATCTCCAGCAACAAGAAAATTAGGATGAAACGCTAACCAAGTAGTTCCGCTATAGTACCACATAGAATCATCTGTAACTGGTGCAGGGACACCAACTGTGCAAAAAAAGTTAGACACAAAAAGCAACGTTGTACTAACACTTGCACCACGCCAATTTCTCGCCCAGAAAAAATCCGAAGAGGTGCCTCCTGAACCTAGAGGCCCATCATTAATCCATGAATTACCTGAATATTTATATGCAAACTGTGTATCAAACGCATAAGCCGTATGATTATTTATAGGACCATCCTCATACAACGTTAAACCCATTACAGGCTCAGCAGGGTAGAAATATATGGCAGTTGCAACAGCAGCTCCCTGTATATCATATACGCCTGTCGTCGTATTAAAAGTATGCGTAGTAGCAGCTCCAGTAGTAAGCATAGTTACAGGAGTTCCAAGAGCAGGGACTGTAAATATTTCATCCCCTATTGAAAACATTTGACCAGCTTTAAATACAGAACCTGGAGCTATTCCAGTAGCATTTCCAGTTACAGCATCAGTAACTACAGCTCCAGAATTTCCATATGGATAAAAATATATTTGTGTGGTTGGAGTCGCTCCTGCAAAAACGTATGCACCAGTAGTTGTATCAATAGTTCTTGTTGTAGCAGCTCCCGTAGTTGTCATTACAGCAGGAGTACCAAGCGCTACAATAGTAAAAATTTCAGTACCTATTTGAAATCTTTGCCCTATGGTAAATATTCCAGCCGGAAGTGTTCCTGTTGCCGCGCCAGCTCCATCTGTAATTCCAATACCCGCACCACCTGTCACTGTTACCCTACTTAAAGATATTCTCAATCTAGACTGCAGCGGCCTGGTAATATCGTTAGAGGCATTCTTTCCAGTTAAATCTGAGCCAAATCTTTTCTTAACACGTCCTCTAAACACGTAGGCATTATTTAACCGCTCAAAAGCATCTTCTGGAAGCATCCAAGGTTTGAGGTCAGTCTGAAGCCCAGACTTAAACGGAGCAATTAAAAAGCGATCCTGAGCCATTCTAAATCCCTAAAATAAGATAGTGAAATGTAACACTTGCTCCAGTTCTACCACGAGTAAACGTATATGTAGTTATAGGTGCTCCAGCAGTAACATATGTAAGCGTAAGTTCTTTAGTAAAATCAGCATTATTGTTATAAGCAGAATATGTAACATTATATTGAGTTGTTATTGGTTGGCTTATAGTAATTGCAGAAGATAGACTACCTGATCCTAAAGTAAAATTTCCAAAGTTCATAATTAACCCTGAAGGCAAATACGTGTGTCCTTTATTAGCTGCGTATGTAGTTGTTGTAACATCTACTGGGGTGCCACCATTGTGTGAAATATTTAATGCCCCAGCGTTGCTGTAAAGAGTTACTTCGTTCGCGGCAGATGTTATAGGATGCGACGCAGTTTGATTGGTTAAGTCTACCTTTAGATGTTTTCCTTCGTTAGCTATATCAAATGTTTCATGATTTATATCAACTAGGGTCTTTATAGCTGTGAAATTACCTAAAATATCTCCCTGTGATTGAGATAATGGGTCATTTGGCTGTGGTTTCGTTGATTGATACGCCATTATTACTCCTTTTATTTTAAATAATTCCTTCTTATTCTTCTAAGAAAGAATTTAATCTCAGAATAAAACAAAACAACACCACACAACACAGCCGCTATTAAAACAACAAACAATGTTTCCAACATATCAAAACCCTCCTATTTTATTTATCGGCTCGGTTTGACCAGTGTAAATAGTAGACGTTCTTTCATTAGAAAGTTGCATAATTGTTCTCCTCAGAACAAGCGTTTCTTGTTTTTTAAATTCAGGCATTATTGCTGAAATGCTTTCCGTATCCATACGATCTTCAAAAACCTTCTTTGCTGCACCGTACGATATATATTGCCACCATTGAGCAAGTTCTGGTTGATCTACTGCATTAAGTAGTTCTGTTGGCCTCACTTGAGCATCAAGTTCAACCTTGTATGCTTGATCCGGAACAGGCCTAACAGTAAATTTGTTTTCATAAAAAAGAATTGAGCTCGGTCTAGCTGCTTGATATTGAACAGTTTGAGCATCTACAGATTGACCCGCTTTAACACCTGTTGTATACGTAAAATGATACACTCCAGTAAGATAATTAATGGTTCCACCAGCTATAATATTACCAACTAGATTTCCAGCACCGTCATCATAGGCCTTCAAATCATCTTCAAATGCATCAATACTACTAAACAACACGCTATTTTTTAATATTGGGGCGGCTAATGTACCATCATCAGACATAATCCCACCAGTACCGGTACGAACTGATACCACCGAAGTAGTTTTAGGCCAATAATCAAAAAACTCTTGCCTGGACTGTGAAAAAAAAGCCTGATATCCAGCAACATAAACAGGTGGGTGCATACTCAAATAAAGATTCTTAAAGTTATTAAAATCATCCCCAGCTGTTGTATTAGATTCATATACGTCCTGATGTGAATTAGTATAAAAAGTGAATGTTTTTCTTAGATAACTTGTCTTAAGATGTTCTGGGAAATCATAAAGAACAAAATCATTAACGTAAGCATCTATGTTTGCGTCAGTTAATTGTGACGTAGAAGGACTTCTAGTAAGCCGCCTAACTTTTATACGAATTTGTGCCAATGTCGATAAAGTAGCGTCAGGCATATCGTTCTCCTAATACAATTATCAAGGTAAGCCTTTATTTAATAATTTCTTTCTCTACGGTTGCTATATCTGGTTCTGGGGTTAAATCTTCAACGTCAACAAACTCTAAGCTTTGAAACCCAAACCTTCTTACTTTTTCACCAACTCTCATCGCCGTACCACCTTCTTCAGTCTTTATGTATTGATGAACCGGGTACCAACCTCGTTTGTTTAAATGCTTAGCAACCCCTAAAGGAATACTATATATGCTACCATCTACAAAATCATACCTTTCAACATCATCTTCTTTATATTCCTTAAAAACAAAGCTTACTGATCCGCCAGGAACCTCATAATACTTAAAAATTCCTCTAACTTTTTCTCGGTCTTTGTCTCGTTGATACCTAAGCGATGGTTTGCTTTTCTTGTTCTCTTCACCTATTTCTTTAATACTTGGCATAAAATCTCCCTATTGAAGGAGCCTCACATTGTTCGACAAAGATGAGGCTCCTGGTTTGTTGTGTTTTTTATACATTAAACGATTTACCTGCTATCCATTTAATAGCGTCACCTGTTGTTCCACCAGCGCTTCCTAACGCAATTGGTGCCAATGGACTAGTTGCAAGACTGAACCCAGTCATCCCTGTATCGTATGTAGCATCTTCAAGCGTTATTTTACCGGTTCTATCTACTGGATCTTCACCCACAGGAACACACAGTGCATGCGAAAATGCACCAGCCGTACTTAATGGATAAGCAAAGTCGCTAAATGCTCTAGCGTCAATATTAACAGCCACAGCATTAACAGCTGGATAGACTGCCGTTACTGTTCCTTCAAGACCATCCATTTGAGTCATTCCATAAGACGCAGGAACGGTGAAACGAAGTCTTTGGCCAATCGTATATCCATGAGTAACTGTAAAGGCTACTATAGCTGGGCTTAAGCTATCTATTGTAGCAATAAAACGCCTTCTAGGATAAAAAATAGGATCATAGTTAATTTTCCTAAAAGATCCTGCTGTTCCAGCAACTATTCCCGGCATGTAATCTAAACTAAATGTAGTAGCGGAAAACGTACCGTTACCTATAGTAAAATCAATTCCGCCAAGTTGCTGTGCAGCGGTAACATTAATCATACGAACAATGTTACCAGCATTTAAACCAGCCGTAGAATTACAAGTTACAACTGGTGGAACTGCATTAGATACTGCAGTTACTGTTGCATCTATCACGCCGACTGGGTCATCTTCTGAAGATATAGGTGCAATACCTCCGTATACTTCACCGTTATATCCAATTACACAAGTAGATGTCGATATTAACTGAGATGCAGCTGCGTGGTAATTAACAACAGCGTCACCGAGAAGCATGCCACGCTGCCAGTACCACTCTGTACCAGCCCATTGTGCAGCCCCTGCAATGTTTGTTAAGTTGTATACCTTAACCCAATCTACATCGGACCTCATCTGTATAACTTTATCAGTACCGTCAGATGTAAAATTTCCTTCGTAAATGCATGTTTTGTAAGCCATCACTTAGTCCTTTCGAAGTGGTGGTCGTATTTATAAATCAAAAGATTTACCGGCTATCCACTTAATAGCATCGCCAGCTGTTCCGGCAGCGCTTCCTAGCCGTAACGCAGCTGAAGAACCAGCCCCAAGTTTGAATCCAGTATATCCAGTATTATATACAGCGCCTTCAAATGGAGACACTGTTGGAATACCGGGTACGTAAGGCAATGTTTCTACAGCTTGACCAACAGGTGTCATTATTGCAGGTGAAAACGGAACTGCCGCGGTCAGCGGAAACGCAAATGCAGAAAATCCCGACGTATCAATGTCAATAGTTATTGAGTTTACAGCTTCGTCTTTATCAATAATTGTTGCTTGAAGACCATCCAATTCAGTCATTCCATAAGCCGCTGGTATAGTAAACCTAACCTTTTGACCAACAGCATATCCGTGCTGAACTGTAAATATTATTGATGGTTCTACTGCTTGCTCTATTGAAGTAATGAACCTTTTTCTTGGATAAAAAAGAGGATCATAATCTATCTTCCTGAAATATCCACCAGTCCCGGCAACTATTTGAGTCATATATTCTAAGTTAAATGTAGTAGCAGTAAACGAGGCAACACCTATCACAAAATCGATTCCACCGAGCTGCTGGGCACCCGTAACATTGATCATACGAACAATGTCCCCGGGCTTCAAATCAGCTGTAGACGTACACGTTACAACTGGGATGGCTGTTCCAGATACCGCTGTTACCGTTGCATCCAACGCACCTACCGGATTCTCCGATGAGTCTAAGGGCGTTATACCCTCATATACAGCACCGTTATATCCAATTGCACAAGTGGAGGTGTATGTTAATTGAGATGCAGCGCCATGGTAATTAAGAACAGCGTCACGATCAGTCATGCCACGCTGCCAGTACCATTCGGTACCGGCCCATTGAGTAGCTCCTGCAATGTTAGTTAAGTTAACCACCTTTACCCAGTCTACACCGGCTCTTATCGGTATAATTTCATCATAACCGTCAGATGTAAAATAGCCTTGGTGTATGCATGTTTTGTAAGCCATTACTTAGTCCTTTCGAAGTATGTGAGCGCTTATAAGTTAAAGGACTTACCTGCCAATCACTTAATAGCATCACCATTAGATCCGCCAGCGCTTCCTAAAGCTATCGCCGCTGTAGCACTTGTTCCAAGCTTGAAACCAATGTATCCAGTATTGTATACAGAGTCATCAAGTGAAATCTTACCTGTAACTGCCTCTGAAGCTTCACCAACAGGCGACATTATTGCATGACTAAACGGAACTGCCGCAGTCAATGGAAATGCAAACGCGGTAAATGCTGTTGAATTAATGTCAACAGTTACCGTGTTATTAGCAGTACTTATTGCTGTAATTGTTCCAACAAGGTTATTCATTTCAACCATGCCGTAAGCGGCAGGAACTCTGAAACGAACCTTTTGTCCAACTGTGTATCCATGGGTAACAGTTAATTTCACAACAGCACTAGCGGCTGCAGAAATTGCAGAAATAAAGCGTTTTCTTGGGTAGTAAAGTGGGTCGTAAGCTATTCTTCTCCAAGATCCGACTGTTCCAGCAACAATTGTAGACATGTAATCTAAGCTAAATGTAGTTCCTGTAAACGTTCCAACACCAACAGTAAAATCCATTCCGCCTAACTGTTGAGCACCAGTAACATTGATCATACGAACAATCTCACCAGGCTGTAAGGTGGCGGTAGATGTCAATGTTGCAACTGGAGGAGTAGCATTAGATACAGCAGTAATTGTTGCATCTATTGCGCCTACCGGATTTGTTGATGAATCCATAAGATAAATACCGCGATAAGTAACACCGTTATACCCAACTGCGCAGGTAGAGGTTGATATTGCTTGTGTTGCAGCTGCGTGATAATTAGTTACCGCATCACCGTCAGCCATGCCACGCTGCCAGTACCATTCTGTACCAGCCCATTGAGTAGCGCCCGCTATGTTTGTTAGATTAACGACTTTTACCCAGTCAACATCAGAACGCACAGCAATGATCTTATCGGTACCATCAGATGAAAAATATCCTTGGTTGATACATGTGTTATAAGCCATAATTTGTTCCTTTCCAAACTTGTTTGTTTCAACGTTTTATTAAGCTAGGGTCGCTCTAAGATTAATTACCCACAAATCGTTAGTGATACGTGGAACTTCAGCGAACTTATAACCAACGGAACAATTTAGGGCTAATGGGCCATCATATATTGGTGGACGATAAATAAATTGAGCACTATAACCGTCCTGCTCGATACATGCAAAAGCTTCCATTCCAACACAGAAAATATTGTAAACATTCGCTCCAAGATTTGAGCCACTTCCTGTCATGGATCCAACCGAAGACAATAAGAAACGAAGGTTTCCAATGGAACCCCACTCAGATCTCAATGCGTCTTTTGGAGATGGATATTGATTCTTATGAACAAACCCAGCTACCCCGTCTAAATTTCCAGAAAGCTGTGTTGATGCTAATGCAAAATAAGCATCCCTAATAGGAGCGGTTCCGAACTTATCATCTCCTTCAATATTGTCCAAAATTGTATAAGCATCATTATTTAATAATGCTCTTACTACTGTATCAACGTCTGTTCTGGTAATTTCTGTTGGGTTATCGCCATTGACTCCAGCGGTACAGTTAATAAAAGATGCTGTTGCTGCCAACATATCTCTTGTTAATTGATCTTCTGTCTGTCTAAGTGAAACACCAAGTCTTTTTGCAGCTTCATTTAATACCATTCTGTTACTTTATAACCTCTTTCGAGGCGGAAGAACCTCTTCGGATTCTCCTCTCTATGTTTCCATAGAGTTCAGACTATCGCATCCTCTTTTTTAAGAGGTCTTCTCACTTAGTCGTTCACGGTGCCCAGCTTTTACGCCTGCTTCCGCCCTGTCGTCTCCGGCATTACCCGCTGAGAGTTTCAAGTCAATCAGAGAAGATTTATAGACCCCATATTTATTTAGGGATATCAACTTCTGATAACATTCTTCTCTAAAACAAAGTTCTTCATCACTAATTCCGCCTTTGCAGTACTTGGTATTTACTGAGTTTTCACAGAAATCTAATAAAGTTTCTGCGTTTTCTTTCTTTCCAACAAGATAGGGAAGAATTCTTTTAATAAATTCAGCACAATCTTTTTTGCTATAAATACCAAACTGAAAGTGAAATCCAGAAGAAGCATCTTTATTATTTGGAGTATAAACATTACCAAAAAAACAATTCTGTCTTATATAGTTGATAGCTCTTGTATCCATTGAACTAATTGATATAACTGGTAAATATCTTGGATTGATAACATGGGTACCTTTATTTCTTTGTTGTTTCTTAACAGAAAAAGAACCATCCGTATCAATCATACCTGCTACGTATGCCCAAAAAACAGGATCTTCCGTGTTTTTACGTGCAATTTTAGAGGTAAGTGAGTTGTTTGCTGAATTCCAATAATTAAACTGAATCATCTTTATCTGTGCTGCTTCTTGCGCCTCTAAGACAGACGATTTTAAAGAATGTCCTCTGATAAATTCAAAATTATTAATGAAATCTAACAAAAACTCCGCTCTTTTTCTCTTTATCCTAAGAAAAGGAATTAATCGTTCCAAGACTGGTTTAACATTAGAAAGACTTCTAAGCCGCCATCTATATATATAGTGGCCGTCTGATCCATCCTTCTTTTTATATGGATTCATTTTTACAAATGTTCCACCAAACTCTTCTACCAATACATCAATAATACTCTTTCTCCAATTAGTTAACTGCATAAGAGGGAAATACAAAGGATTAGCCTTGGTCTTTATTTTACCAATACTAAAACTTCCATCGCCATCCATTGCTCCAGCAATATACGAAAGAACTGCATTTAACTTTTCCATAATAAAACTCCTAAGTATCGAACCAATATTGTATTCTTTACTTATATTACTATGGTATGTAGAAAGTGTCAAGTTCATCTATATTAGCTCCAATAGCTAGGGTCTTGTGCTTGCAAAGTTACTTGCTCATTGATTTGAATATATGTTCCGTAGAAGCTCATTCTAGCATCGATATCAACAGCACTAAGTGTTTGTGCTGGAGGGGTTACTCCGGAATTACCCAAAGGAACCATAGCGGTAGAAAGAGCATTATATCTTCTCATACGCAAGGTTGTACCACCATTACGAGGCATTTGTTTTTTCATTGCAGGTATTTTATGAATTAATGATGGTGTAGGAACTGACAAGAGTTTAAAGCTAAATGACTGTTGTACTGGTGCAGGCAATAAGGTTGTGGTTGTGATTGCCATAATTTATCCTTAAAGTTATTTTAGAACAAAATTAACCTTAAGCCGGACGAGATCTTCACATACGTCCATAAGATGGCGAGTCTAAATATACGCCCGAGATTGGGTTGCGAATCCATGTTACGCAACCTTATCTTATCATAATATAAAAATTAGATGCAAAAAAAGAAGGCTCGACCGCCTATAAAAATCGAAAAGCTTCTAGGGAAACGATTTTATAAGCGGTCGAAGCGCAAGTGTTTCTTAAGATTTTTTAGCAGATTCAATCATTTCTCTGTACAGCTGCTTTTTTAAATCGTCTGTTAAGCCATTAGCAAAAGCATTTGCATGCGACAAAGGCGATTCTCCTTGTTGTGGAGACATGCTCGTAAGCGGCTTAGGTTTCGAAGCGTTTTTCTGAGCAAGCTCTCTCTGTTGCTGAAAGTTATCCTCTTTCTGAATGCCCAACTTCTTAATCATTGTATAAGCAGAAACCGCCTTACTATAAAGGTCTGTAGAAGAGTTTAATGTTTGAGCGATTTCAGGATATGCATTCCTAAGAAGTTCTATGTTATCTTTACAAACAACATTGTCAAAATCTGGATACTGTGATTTAAGTTTTGCTTCAACGCCAATCTCTGACGATTGTTGCTGGTATTTTTTAAGTTGTGACTCAAGCTTTTTAATATGTGCAGAAACCTTTTTAAGATGCTTGCCTTCTGCGAGATCGTCTTCTCCAAGGTTAACATCAAAGTTTTCCTCTTGGGCGGCATGTTGAATTTTCTTCTCGTACTCTTGAAGTCTTATTGACATTGCATCGCGTTCTTTTTCAATGCGTTCTTTAGCTTCTCTTAAAGCTTTAAAGTTTTCAGACTTGTCTGTGCCAGACTTGTATGTGCCAGATTTGTATGTTTTAGCTTGATCAGATTCACCTTCAGTTTTCAGGCTAGCCTGTTTAGGTATTTCGGGTTCTTGAGCAACAACTTCTTCAGTTGGTTGTTCAACTTGCTCTGTCACTACTTCTTCAACACTAGTGTTTTTATTTTCTTCCATTCATTACTCCTTTTTCTAATTCAGGTGTTCGTCTTTCTCTCCGTTCAACTTCCTTGCTAGTTTATACAGGGTACCATCTGAAAAATCTAAAATATATTTTAACAACCTCTTCTCTTCTGACCTAACAAATAAAGCATCCCTCTTAAATAAATGACAGGTATCTCTAGACGGAATTACCCATACTAACTCTAAGTCACACTCTTTAGTATATTTGTATACGATTTGATCATAGTCCGGCGTTGGGCACGTTCTTCTGCCAAAGAAATAATTTCTAATAACATTCGGCATCAACGGTTCTTTTTTTGTAAGAACAATAATAAAACATTCAACGCCATTGCCAAACTTTTTTACATGCGCGTCAATACAAGCAGAAATACTAGACTCATAAGTATCAAGTTGCTCCCTCATCTGCTCCGTAGGAGTAACTTTGTCGTCAGGCTTATTCTGTAATTCCAGAGATGCTTGACCTACAGTTTTTTTTACAGACATTTTCTAGGCTTTCTAACTCGTCTGATAGACATACTCTTTTTTACAATGGGTTTTTTCTCTTTCGGTGGGCTTGGAATGTTCGGAGTGCCATCAGGCACAGGTGTCGTAGACCAAAAAAACTTCCTAAAAAACATAAGAAAAACATCCAGAAATACCACAGGCTCCTTTCTTGTTAAATGAGGGGCGGGCCGAAAGAACCGCCCCATGGGAAAGAGGATTAGTCTTTTTTCCTACCCTTCTCCGACACTCGTGTCTTTTTGCGAAGATTAGCAGGTGTTCCTATTATTTTATAAACTATTCTTTTAGCTTTGTCCTCTGTGCGAGGCATTACAGGCATTAATGACCCTTATTTTTTAGGTTTGTTTGCACTAATCTCTGCGTCTATGGACTTAAGAGAATCACCATAACCCTCTGTTCCAAAAACTTCCTCTTTAGGATACGGTTTCATAACAACCTGTTGAGGAAGGTTGGCAAACTCTTTGGTATTGCCATTTATCATGCCGTCATACTCTTCACCAGAATAATACCTTTTTGCCATCGTAGGCTCCTTTCTAATATAGAAACTGAAGAGGAATACTCCTCAAAGCATATAGCCCACTATGAGCTACACACTTCTATCTAAAACTTTTTCAGACCGGTCTGTTTTAGCCGGAGAAGCGGCCCTCATTTTAGCTTCTCCGGCACCAATGCTTGCGGTCTCAGCCTTAACCAACCTAGAAAGATTAATAAGCTTCTCTAGTTGGGATATATCTACATCCTCTATCTCTTTAAGGCTCTTAACTAAATTCAACAGGCCCTGTTGCCTATCCTTAGTAGCCTCAGCCCTTCTCTCTACAGCTAAAGCCCGATTTTCCTCTACTCTGCTAATTCTTTCTATTCCAAGACCACGATCGGCATCTGCACGAGCATGAGCAAGATCCGTTCTAGCCTGAAGTTCTTGCTGTTCAACGTGCATTTGTTGTTCTTGCATTTGCTGAGCAGCCTGTTGTTGCTGAACCATAGATTCTTTGAGCTCTGTTTTATTCTGTATGGTTGCAGCTTCAATAATCACATCATCAGGAATCTGTATCCCCGTTTCCTTAAGCTGCAATAACTGTGCAAACTGCATTTGTTTTTGCGTTGAAGTGTTAATTCCCTCCTCAACAACAGAATCATATTTGCCAAACGTCTTATTATAAAACTGCTGAGAAGGCTCTTCTTCTATTATCTTCTTAATCTTGCCGGGCGTGAAGTTGTTCTGGATAATATTAATCATTAATTTGCCAAGCAGCTTCTGAGACCGATCAAGCTGATCAAAAAGCGACTGCAGTGTCGTCAATCCAGCACCCTGCCTAAGCATGGATAGCACACCAGCCTTATCATCTTGCGCGGAACCCAAAAGTTCTTCATTAACGCCTGAGATTTCTTGAATCTCGCGCGCTAAGGTTTCTGAAACCTGAAGCATGGAGGGCGGGATTTGAGGTGGTTGTATCTGCTCAACATCGGTCATCAGAGCGTCTTCCTTTAACGCAAGACCTCTTCCCTGACCAGACATAAAAATATCCTTGGGATTAACTAAGGCGTTCTCTTTATATTTAAATCCAGAATTTATTTGTGACTCAAAAATATCCAACTCAATTGCCTTGCGCCTGTTGTATAAGTACTGTGCATCACGTAATCCGCGAACTACGCCCTGTATTCGCATCGGAAAATAAGACATTTGCGGAGTATAATAACCTAAAACAGGAACAAAAGGATACTGATCTATGCCCATAGGATTCGGACCGTCATACATCACCTTGCCCTGAACAACTATTGCAACGTTAACCGTTGGTACCTGCTGCTCAATAAGTGTAATTTGTGGATACATGCTTAAAAATCGTTTCAAGGCGTCGTTCTGATCAGTAGTCCATTCAAAAGACTCACCAGTTTCTGTATCAACAAGCATTTTTTGTTGGCGATAATCTTTGTAATAATATTCGTCATACGTCATGAGATTCTGAACATTGGCACCGTTGGTATAATTCTCAGGCATAAACTGAAACTTATCGTCATTAGCTACATTGGGCTGCAATAGATCTATCTCTTCTTTTCTATCTGGCAGCAAAGAAAGACATTCCATTCTAGAAAGAAAAGATCTCTTCCAAATTGCGTTACAATCTGAAAGATCGGCCTTCTTGAAAAAGGGATCTATCAAAAAGGAGTTATACGAACAGTTATCTACCTTGATATTACCCGATATTGGATCCGATCTATAATCAACCCACACCTGGAGAAGATTCATACCTGTTACAAGGGCACCATGGAAAGACTCAGAGATCGTCTCCAAAACCCCTTCCTGTTGATTGCACCACACTATGATCTTTGAAAACTGATCAGCTGTTACTTGGTCACC